ACGGGCTTTAACGACCATGCCCGAAGGTAAGTTAAGCTCTACGACGCTACCTTTACTCTTTGCTAAGGCTTTCCACTCTGCTGCTTTCATCTTGTCTCCTAAAATAGATATGCCCGCCAGCCCCACGGCCAACGAGCATATACATGCTGCCCTTTCGGGAATTTCGGTTATTTAACGTCCCGGCGCTTTGAATAGCTCGTAAGACGTTTAAGTATCTCTATCTCTTCCGGTTCAATCTCCAGCGTGTTGTGCCTGCCATCCTGCAACTGTGTGATTACCAACTTGCCATCACGTATGTACATGAAGGCGTTGTTTGACGTTGCAGAGAGAATTGCGATTCCTTTCTTTCGCCCTTCAAAGTAAATCGCCATTACTGGGTCTTCCAAATAAGCCCTATCTGGTCGCCCTGCGGTCTTGAGGTAATCGCCTGCCCCATTAATGAAAACGGGGTTGCGGCTAACTTCGTCCGCGAGATGTCAAACTCCAAGCCATCCGGCGCATAGGACTTATACAACTCAACCCCTAAGATTTTCGTCGGGTCATTGTAAAGCGGTGCTATCAAGAGAGCGGTGAAGGTGGAGAGCGTCTGCTTTCCGCCTATCGTTATCTGTGAATAGCCCGAACCCGTTGAGTACGTACCGCCTGCAATCAGCTTGGAGAGCTTAACGAAATCAAGAATTTGAATCATTGACCCTGAAATGCTGAGCGCTTCACCCGTAATCGCGGTTATGATTGGAGCCGTGGTCTCGTTGGCCGTGAACTCTTCTACGGTGGGTTTATAGGTTACACGAGTACCTTCTAAGGTAAGTCCGGCGTGGATAGCGCCAGCCGAGGCCGTGGCATCAGGTGTCAGCGCACCATCAGAAGCAGTGCCGATGACGGGGCGACTACCTGTGGCAGGGAGTTCGGCGGCAAACCACAAATCACCCGGGCCTAATTCCACTTCAGTTGCGTCGTAATCTCTGGAAAGACCGGCCATTGATTTACTCCTTAGCGTTCAGAATCTCGGAAATCTCAGCGAGCACATCTTTGTGCTGCTTGCTGATGTTGACATTTGGGGTGTAGTCCGTCGCCTCTATCTTCGGGTTAAAGAAGATGCTCCCGCCACGGACTCCGACAACCTTGCGATACATCTCGCGCCCGGTCTTTTCCCCGAACTCTTCCTGCATACCCTTCAGACTGACTATCCCCAGTTCGTGAACGCCGGGGAAAGTTAGGCCATCCGATTCAAAACTCTTGGGCTTTGCCGTGACCTTATCGGCCTTCTTTGCATTTGCTTGCTGGTCTGACATCTTTTACCTCTCTACTGAAAGAGTGTTTGACAGGGTGAACGTCACCATGTCCTGATAATCGTTCGGGCCTTTCGCCTTCATCACCCTGTACTCATGCCGTCCGACATTGAACCCAGCCTTAATAAACATCTGCGCAGCGGCGGTCGCGCTTCTCTCAAGCCAACTGCGTAAATTCTCAGGGTTCGCACCTACACCCCAAATCTCTGCTGTCAACGTGTAATTTCCCTGTATGTAATTATTCATCTCAGGGGCATCCGTAGTGCTAGCTGAGAGAATTAGTACAGGGAAATCTTCAAATCTCGTGTAAAAGAACAACTCGTAGAACCGAGTATTAGCTATCCGAGCAAAAGGCAATAGTTGGGTTTCAGGCGTAGCGTCCGGCTGGGCATTGTAGTAAGCGACAACTGATGCCCAGTCTCTTTCGACAATCGCCTTAGCGCCTTTGCGCTGTGTTTCAATGAACCGAGTCTGATACTTCGGGACGAAAGTCATCTCTTAAGTATGAACCTCAAACCCCAACTCTCGCGCGTAAGAACCTATTCCTTCGTCAAGGACTATTCCGGCAAGTTTCAGAGCGCCTTCGTCTGTTAAATGAAGAGCTTCCCGCGCGACCATCTTTGACGTTCCGGCCTGGTGGTAAACCAAAATCTCCCCCGCTCGCCCTTCTGCCCCAAAAGCTATCGATTCCTTTCGCGCGATAAAATAAGAATCCCCGCCCTTTTCTGTCAGCGCTCGGTAAAGATTGCCCTCCCTCTGGAGTATCTTTTTACCGGGATGTGTCTTTGCTTTTCGCTCTGCGTAGTCATCCGTGAGCGGTGCGAAACTTCCTTGCCCTTCACTGTCTAGCCAACCCCGTTCGTCTTCATGCAGGGCTTCCTCAACAGGCTCGGCTATGCGAGTGAAATCAACCATGTCGGCAGCAAGCCTGTTAAGCGCCGCTAACACCTGCTGTTGATACCTGAGTGAAACTGCAATCACGGGCTTTGCCTGTTCTCGTCAGCTCCGATAATCCAGACTCTAGGCTCTGTTATAGGGGACTGAACGCCGCCTTCGTTTAGAGGTCTAATCACATACATCTTATTGTCAAATCGCAGCCTTTTGGCCGCATAAACATCGTTTGAGTCAACCCGCGTATCAACGATTTCAACCTTGACGCCGCCTTCCTTTTGGAAGCTAACCCCCCAGCCGCTTGTTATTGTTGCTATCGACGTTTCGCCGCCCCCCATTTCATAGCTGAGCAGTTCAAGGTCTCCGGTAGGGCCGTATACTTCGCGGAGCGCGTCAAGAACTTCACCCCTCACCTCTGTCAGTTCAGATTCGCTCATCACACCTCAGACAGTTCAGACCCAGCCATCAACTAAACAAATCTCTCGTAAATGCCGGTCTCGGAATATCACTATCACCTCTGGACGCTGCCTTGTCTGACTCTGATATTCCACCAGCGTAAGGTACGACACTTAAGCCAGACACCTCAGAAGGCAGTAGCGACCAGCCGAAGTGCTTACGAATCCTCTGCCTGATTTCCTCAAGTAGCGTCCTGTACGAAAGAATCAGACCGTCACGCCCGCCCCTCAGTTCAATCTTTATCTTGTCCTTGAGTTCATCATACTTCTCCAATTCGTCCCTAACGGCGACCTCCTGTTCGGCTGTCAAGGAACTGGCAACACCCTCCACGCGCGCTAGAGTCTCGCGGGTTGCTTCGGAGGCTAGAACTTTCTCAGTGGCACTAAGACTCATCAGGCGTTCACGTAAAATATATACATAGAACCCACCATCCCGACAGTAGAAGCAGAACCCGTGACGGTTACCCACTTACCGGAGGCTAATCTCTGCCTCGCCTTGCCATTAGTGCCCTTGTCCGTAACGTTGTCGAAAACACCCGTGGCGGCGTTAACGTCAACACCGTCCAGCAAAGTGTCTGAAGACGTCGTAGCATTCGTGGCCGTGGTGCCAATATCCAGCGCAGCGGCTCCCGTAGAAACGGTTGTGATGTCAATCAAGGCACGAACAATGATGATGGCTCCCGCTTCAGGGTTAGCCCACGCTGCCACAGCACCTCCGGTTGTAGCAGTCGTGGCAGTTAAAGCAACCTTTGCGACTTTCACGCCTCTGTCGAAAGAGACCGTCCCGAAGGCTGCCATGATTTGATTGAACTGTGCGACGGTGAATGAGAGGAGAGTGCCGCCTAAACGAAGGGCATCAGCCCAGAGCGTGCCTACCTTGAATCCGCCTTTAGAACCTTGATTAACTCCCATAATTCTCCTTCACATGCGCCTACAAGCGCCCATCCAGATTTGTACTATTCGTCCTCTAGGGCTTTGTGAATCTTCGCTGCTGTGGCATCACCAATACCATCCAGGGCAGTCAGGTCGTCCAGCTCTCGTAACTGCCCATAGGTGGTTATGCCTGCGGCCTCTAATGCGACGCGACCGGGGAAGTCTTCCGGCAACTTCCCGCGCAAAGACTTTTTGCTTTCCCCGTCGGAGGTTTCCACTGTCTCACTTGCGGCTTCATCTTCAATCTCTTCCATTGAGGCAATACCACCAGACTCACTGTTCTTACTTCTTCCCGCTCTGGCCTGTGCTTCCTGGATAAGCCTGGGGTCAGGTGAAGGGCCGGGGCGACTCACTGCGGGTGTGTCAGTATCAAGAGGCTCAATATATCTCTGGTCTTCAAGCGCCTTGACGTTCTTCCACTCGCTTGCATCAACTTCATCGCCGGGATTACGCATTGTGTCTGCGTGAAAGCCCCTCAAGACCCTGTGCGTGTTCGCCATAATTCACTCTCCTTTTTCTACGCCACTACGTCCTTAAAGAAGACGCCCATGTCAGTAGCCACAACCTTGTCATCAAACGACATCTGGCCTTCAATGCGCTCCGATTCGATTTGCTCTATGCGAAAGCGCTTAATGGTCACACGGTTCTTGTCGTTACTGTTCGGCAAGGGGGCGTGACTCCAAGAGAATGTGTACCCAGCAGAAGGTGCGCGAAGTGAAGGACGCGGGGCGACATAGCACAGGAGCATGTGCTTGCCGAACACGAAGTCCATCACCGCAGGCGCTTGGCCTTCCTTCGCCGTGTTCTCTATAGCGCCCGCAACAAACACACGTTCTACGCCGAACGCCTGTGCAAGCACGGCCTCCGTGATGCTTTCTCTGGACGTGTACTTGATGCGGTCTACGAGGTCGGGATGGTCTACCAGAGCATCGAACGCATCGTAGTGCATGACTAGGGTGTTAGGGCGGTAGCCCGTGGTTTGAACGATTTGACGCCGCCCCGCCTTGATGAGCGCGCGGGGGTCGGAGTTGACATCATTCAACTGTAGGAACTGCGTACCCGTGGGACTAGCAGCAACGCCCTGCCTCTCGTTAGCCCATACCCCGGTAACGAATGCAGTGTTAACCCAGAGCTTTTCGCGTTTGAGCAAAAGCCGCTGGGTGACAAACTCTGTAGCGTCCCGGTCAAGGTTCACGTCCTCATCGGAGTTATCCCTTGTCTGGTCGTCTATGTCGTTGTGGAACGCGTAGGTATCGCAGAAGTAGTTATCGGTTCCCATACGATAGCCACCGCCGGCGGACTCCGTTCCAGGCGCTCGCTTCTCCGCCTCATCCCTGAACCAATCATCCTTCGTGTAGGTTCTGAAGAGGTCGGAACGCTTAGTGACGGGAACGATAGGGAAAACCTTCGTTGCGACAAACTGCGTGTCTTGCTGAATGTAGGCCACGCTCATATTTGTGAGCACGCGGTCTACATGAACTGTTCTAGGGGTCGGATTCATTTATCAACTCCTTGTCGTTAAGCTAAGCGTCCCTGCGGTCGTAGCAAGACGGAAATAATCGTGCCATCTACCCCGCCGTCGCCTTCAAGCGCAGTACCTTGGACGTATTCACCGGAAGCGGCTTCCTTAGCCTTCCCGCCGTTGGCACAAGCCACGTTGTCACCCGCTTCGACAGTACCGTTGCTGACAACCTTGCTGATGCCGGTACTGTAGATGGTGGCCGCCTCGTATTGAACGGGGTCATTCTGAAGGACGCCATCGCAAATCGCGCCGTCCGCGCCCGGAAGAGCAGCCCTGCCGTTACCATCTACTTCAATGAAGTAGTATTGCTTAGTTCGGTAGTCGGCTGCGGCCTCTCGTGTCCACGGAAAACCAGGAATCTCTATAGCCATCGTTAACTCCTTTACTCGCTCTGCTCGTTCAGGTAACGGCGATAGAGCGCGGGCTCCTCTTCAGCTACACGACTAATCGCCTGCTCCAACGTAAGCTTGGAATCCTTCTCACACATTGCGCGAGCCTTAGACTCCATCTCCACATAGGCGCTGCCTTCACCGCCTCCGCCCGTGCGCCCCGCTTCCTTGAATAGATTGCTTGACCTTACCTGCTCGGCATGGGCTTGCTGCTGCTCGACGTAGAACTTCACCTGGTCGGAAGTCTCCCCGAACTTCTCAGAAAGGCTTTCCATGAACTCAAGGTGCTTGGCATCTTCACCGAGAAATCTCTTTGCGCCTCCGCCTTCTGAGTCTCGGATGATGCCTGAGAAGCGCTTAGTGCGGGCTTCTTTCTCAAGGGCGGTTGTACGCTCTGAAAGCTTTCTGGCCTCATCCTCTGCGGCCTGTGCTCTAGCTTCGGCAGCTTGAAGCGAAGCCTGCATTTCAGCAAAGCTTTGTGCCCCGGCTCTCGCCTCTTCTGTTTCTTTCTCTGCGCCGGTCTTCTCAGCCGTCGCTACGGGTTCAGGCATAGTGCCCTCCTTTGTTTTGACCGGCGCTAAGGCCGTGAAAATTACAGTCTGGGTAGTTAGCAGTTCTTTAGGGTCTGTCTCGGTAGCTTCTAAACCGCGCTCGCTGGCAACTAGCGGACGCAAAGATTTTTCCTTAAAGAAGGGGCGGGTCGTAAGCGCGTACCCCACGGCCACGTCCTTGTGCTCCTCTTCCGTCAGGGGGTCAGTCCATTTCTCAAACCATTCGGGTGAGCCATACTTAAAGCGGTCAGCTCCAATCAGCTTCGTACCCCTATCAGTCCATTCAGCGCGAGCATCAACCGAGCCGTCGTCGTTAGCGCGCATCTCGGTTATCCACCCCAAAGCGCCTGAAATTTTCGTCTCATGCTCTGCGTCAATCGGAAGCTTTTCTTGATAGACCTTGTTCTCAAAGTTAGCGATGAAATTCTGGTTGCGCTCTTCAGTGATGACGATTTCACCATATCGGGGTGAGTTGTACTTACCGGGCTTGGGCAAGAAGGGTATCCACTCAGGGGGGGCAGCAAATTCCTGCAATTCGTTGAAAAGGCGTGCGCCGTGACCATCAGCGCACAAGTCAACAAGATTCACCTCGCTTGAGCTTACGGGCGCAAAGGTCTGCTCTACTTCTACGGGTTCTCCGAAGGTGACATCATCTGCGTCAACAGCGTAAGGAACTTTGTAGTACTTGCCATCATCGGTTGAGCTAACGATTACATAATCATCAAAGATTTCCCGCGCCCAATAAAACCAAGACTCTCCAGAGAAGGGTCGCTTGAAGGCTTCGGAGAGGGCGGCGTTAATCATTTCGATTCGCCGTGTCAGACTCATCTCCCCCGCCTCATTCGGCATGTTCTTTTGAGCCTTTGCCGTGCCTCCGGCGTGGGAGCGTGCGAACTTTACCGCATTGTCAAAGTCTTCCTTAGAGAAAGCATTGCCCGCCAACTCCTTAATCTTCTCGTAGAGCTTGTTAAGGAAGGCTAGGCCGGGTTGTTTCTTTGTGGCGGTATCCATCACAGAGGACATATAGAAGTCTCCACGAAGGATAGTAATTGATGCGGGATTCTCTATTTACGGAGCGTCTGAGGTGGTATAATTGCCAGCATGGATAACGACGAAACGTGCCAAGCTGATGCAAGTATTGCCAACGGTATCTGCACTAATACCGCAACTGAGCATGTATCATGGCCTTTGGATAATGGAGGAAGGCGGGATAAGCATTACTGCGGAATACATGCGGCTGAGTTGATAGAGGGGCGTGAGACCGTGCAGGTATGGCCAATTAGTTCTTGTGGTGCGACCTGCCCGATTATTATTGACAGGGCAGCTAGACAATCCTCGTAAGTCATATAGAGCCGTGGCGCATAGACGCGCGTGAGAATGCTACTTCATCCTTTCTCGCTGATTAACACACGGCTCACTACAATTCCTCTCAGTAGGTGGAAAACATCTACAGCCGCTCCATCAGGGGGCTACGGATAGACGGAGATTTCTATAGACATCCCTGTAATCAAATCATCACCACCAGTATTTATAAGAATGTAATCAGGTGAGGAAACCTCTACTACTGCGCCTTGCCTGTCATTCCAAAAAACAACGGTTTTCCCAGCAGGAAACTCACCTGCAAGATACAAGGCATACGAACCAGGCTCGTCCCGAAGGCGCGCAGGTACTCCGCTTAAAGTATTCTCCCGAACCGTCGCTACTGGCGCATCCGTTCCACTTTGACTAAGTAGTGCGACGTACCGCTTGACGCCAGCGAACTGATTAAGCTCTGCGGCTGTAGCGGTCACGCCTAAATCAGCAAGGCTGGATGCTCCACCACCTGAAGGTGGCGTATTAAACATGGTGTTAAGGTCAGCCAACGTAAAGCTAGTCGTAACCTTCCGAAGCATTTGAATTAAACGATAAGACATACCTATTCCCCCAAAACTTATTCCCGCTCAACACGCTTTAGAATCTGCATGAAATCTTCCGTCGCCGCTTCGCTCGCTTTTTGAAGCTCACCCTTGAGCAGCTTTCCTGCTTCATCTGCAAAACATTCGTCAACTATTCGACAGGCCAGTTGGAATAGTGGCGCAGTTGAGAGGTGAGCCATCTCATGCCTGAGCCTTTCATGTCGGGTTTCCTCATCATCATCTAACCACGGTGGGTAAACATAAAGTGTAGTCCTACGATATTCATGCTGGACAACAACTTCAGCGTACTTTATATTCCCGTCCTCGTCCGATTCGTTGTCGGTTACAAACTTAACGCTAATCTTATTACACCAGCTTGGCACTAAATGCTCTATGCGTCGCAAGTGTTCTTTGATTAAAGGCTGCACCTCTTTGGGTACGTCTTCAACCTTCCCTATGCTCCACAATGCCGATTTCATTCCGTGGTTTCCTTTTCAATCAACGGAAAACCGTCATCAATCATTTTCAGAATGTAATTTACTTGCTCGTCATTAAACACGAGATTCAACTTGCCCAACTCTGACACAAGAGCAAGCAGGGTCTTCAAGTCTATCTGCTCAACCTTCCCGTGCTCTAACACGGCCTGTCCGGGCATGGAATTAAGCCTCAGAAGCCTCGGGATGCCATGCCTATTGATGACCCCACACATCGAATCAAGATAAGCCGTGAGTGCCACTGAGAACATTTCGGTCTTATCTGCGGACAGAGCATAGGAGCCGACTTGCTGAGCGCCCAGAAGAAGGAAGTCAGCCATAGAGGACATCAATATCTCGTGCTTGTATCTGGTAATAGGTTTATCGGTATCGAATAACCGCTGACCTTTGGAAGCTGCCAGTTCAAAGTCATAGAGCTTGTTTCCATTTTGGTCATAGACGAGAGGCATCAACAGACATGCCTCTTCATCAGATTTAATATTCTTACCTATGTTCTTAAAAGCCGCGTTCGCCCTTACATCCTCATCACTCGTGCCATTGATGATATTAGGCGGAACCCAGAACACAGGGAACCCGGTAAACTCCCTTTCTATGCCGATGGCCTCGATTCGTGAGATATGCGTCAGAAAGTAATATGACTGCCACGCCCTGCGAAAGATGCTCTCACCTTCGGGGTTCCCCTTGTTTACGGCAGTCCTAAAGAGTAGCGCCTTGTCTATCGGAATCGTTCTGGTCTGGTAGTCAGGCGGGGGGCTCTGGACTAACGCGCTAACCCCACCCTCATCATCAAATTCCCAGTGGTCAAGGCTATCCTGTGAACGAGTAGCCCACTTGCGCCAGCCTATCTTGCCATCATTGAATTTACTTATCGGCAGGCTTCTTTCGATACCGCGACCGTCTTTATAGACGCCGGGATTATCCCCCCTTCTCTCCTTGTAAACTATCTCGTGATAATCCCAGCCCCACGGTAAGAATGATTGAATTTCAGAGATAAGGTCAGGCCACGAGGTAGACATATCATTACGGCACCCCTCTATGAAATCAGCAGCCTCCCTGTCCTTGTTGTCATCACTGGCGGGCTTAGCCGTGAAAGTGACTTGCCTGAGCAGCATGTCAATGGCGAAGAGAATCGCTCCACAGGTAGAGTTGTGCAGCATCCTCTTAATCGTTCGGCTCTTAAAATATCCTTTCCACTCGGGCTGATACTCTTCGTAGATGTACCCACTGGATTGGTTAAGGCCGGTGCGCCCGATTTCTTCAAGGAGGACGGGTTTTGTGTCAGTAGCCATAAGCGTAGGTTATGCCTTTATAGTTTGGCTATTTACGGATGCCTTACTTATCTCAGCCACTTCCCAATCAACTTTGATAACTTCGCACTGACAATAAGGCGGGGTCTCTTCAAAGCTCTCATGGCCGATTACGAAGGCGAAGGCGGCGCGGACAGGCTCATAATAAACGCCGTGAATCCTTACACCCTCCGGCAAGCCCTGCGCTATAGGCAGTCGCAGGAACTGAGTGGGAGTTTGATTGCAGAAGAGGAGTGAAAACATCATCGCTTCGTCAACGTATACAATCTTGCGCCTCCGGTCTGGAGCTACCGTACTCATCTCAAATGATACTCCCTCTCTTTATTGTGCCTATTCCCCTCTCTCACTGTCGGCGCTCGCTCATAGATAGCACCTGCGGCAATCAATCTATCTATGGCATGATGGATTCTCGAAACGGAGAGCATGTTGTCCGTGAAATCCTGTATCTCATAGACCTTATGACACTCTTCCTTGATAGCAGACAGCACCAGCTCTTTATCTGTCTCCGGGGTAGAAGACGCATCACGCTGGAGAGTTTGGATGATTCGCTTCTGGTGATGGGCGAACTCTGGAAACTCTTCACGCCATGCCTGTAGCTTCTCAATAGCCTTGTGAGCCTTACCCTGCCTTTTACTGTTAATCGAAACGGGCGTGTTCTTACACTTCTCAATCGAAACCCAGATGCGTAAGGATTGGCGGTCAAGGTTAGATTCTGCGGCTGCTCTGATGGCCTTCTTCGGCTCAGGAGCATAGGCCGCAATCACGTAATGCTCGAAGGGGAGATTTTCTAGCCTGCTAGACTTTCCGAACTCGCGGTAGGCAGCCGCCAGGTTATAGATGCGTTGTTTATTGCGTCCCACCTTCTCAGCAAATGTAACCACGTCCCTAGCGCCATACCTTGTCTCGTCTGTGATTGAGGCAGCGATGGCGGCTAATCGCCACATATCGCTCTCAATTCCAGACTCCAACTCGCGCCACGCCTCCACATGGTCGTCAACTGAGTCGCCCTGAAAGACAGGCAGTGTTTTGAGTAGAGCACTCATAGATTCCAGGTGCTTGCTCGTGTTACTCCATCAGGGACAACGGGGCGCAAGGTCAACGGCAGAGCGCTTTCCTTATAACAAGCCATACTCAACGCAACGGCCAAATCAATCTTCAACGAGTAATTACGCTTCACGATTCGTAATTTACGGCTCTCCGCGTCAATCTTCCTGTCCGCGTTGTCTAAATGTTTTCTTAAATCCTCATTTCCGTCATGTGCTATCTGGCGCTGTGTAATGGCATCTAGAAGTGATTTATCAGCCTCAAGCCTAGCCGAGCCTTGCGGGAAAGGTTCGTAGACGGTGACGGGCTTCTGCTTCAGGCGGCGAATCATCTGACCTAGTAACATAGGGTCATAGGCCAACTCCTGTACGGCGTAACGCGTACATAAGTCCCGTATGTCTTCTTCAATCGCGTCGAAGTCCAACGGCTGACCAGCCTGTGGTACG